TGAAGTCCTCAGGCCACTCATATAAAAATTCGTGTCCCATGATCATCCCGACATTGTGCAAAAGCTCAGTAAACAAAACTGTTGTTTCCCCTTCGATCGTATCGTCCGGGATGTAAAGATCATCCGCCGGTAAATCCAACTGCCGCGCGATACTCAAGAAAAAGTGCAAGCAGTCTACGTATTCCTCCAGAAGCGGATAGGTCACATGCTCAAACGCTTCACCCGTTCCGTCTTCCTTATCCCGAAAAGCAATGGACCGTTTTTCATATCTGGGCTCCCGATCATTGCTCCAATGCTTAAACCCGCGCCATTCGTTTGCCAGCTCGCAGATCTCGACCTGCAAGGCCAGTACCGTATTTGGCAACAAGTCCTGACCTTCCAGCCCTTTCTCCCGGATGATCCTGGCGTCGAGCTGCTTTTGCATTTCGTACATTTGTTCAAGGGTAAGTGCCATTTATATCAATCCCTTCTATTTCGCTATTTTTTTCGAACTACGAACTATACCTGCTTTTCAAAATTGATTCGATGGCTTTTATTGCTTCTAAAGGGTTATTGGTCATCTCAACAGCATCGATTAACTTTCCCATTACTCTCTTACCTCCTTGAGTTCGTCTTTAAGTGCATCAGCACATCTAGCACAGAGATAAAAGCTGTTATTAGTTCCATACTTGATTTCAACCGCATAATGTGAGAATCTAAAGCAGTTATGACATGTGCAGGAATTTTGTTCTGTTACTTCCATCCTTGTATACCTCCTATACCCTGGCCCCCTAAATGTAGGCCGGGGGTGTTAGTGTGTTGTTTTTCGGATTGTGCATTAATCAAATGCTAATTCGAGTTGTTTTTCCGATGGTTCGTATCCGCTGCAATACGTAGGATCGTCCGCTCGCCCGTACAAAGGCCTCCCTGTTTCGAGCCTATAGTAACAAGCTGTGATCTTTACTCCATTTGCCATCATCTCACGGTTGTAGTAACAGCTCTCGCATTTAGCCATACATTCACTCCTTCGCTATTTGTGTCTACACGGCACTTACGCCGTAACGCCGATACAGATCGACGAAATGTCTGAAGCTTACCATCTTGCTCGTTCCGTCGCTTTTATGGATGTAGATCCGGTCCTCCTGCTCGTTGATCACATCGACGATCCATGTGATCGGCAGATTATTGAGAAACTGGAACGTATAGCTTTCACCAGGACGTACGATTAGAGCTGACGCTTTATTGGTCTTTTCCACGGTTTTATTCCTCCTCCCCATCATCATCCAACCGGATTGCAACCGTACATTTTTCCGGATTCTTACTTTTTTCAATTCTTCGTATGTTAACTGGCGTCGTGAGCCAGTAAATGTATCTTGGAGTAACCCCGAGCTTTGCCGCGCATTCTTCTGCCGTGCCCAAGACCAGTAAATCGTCGCCCTTATATACTGCAAACTCCGGTTTACCTTTCATTGCTCCCTTCCCTCCCTAATTTTGATAAAACATCAAAACAACGTCATCTGCTCCACCTGCTGCGGCACCCGCGCCACCGCGAAGCGATCCCAATTCGCCGCCGGCCATGCCCCGGCCACGTCTGGATGTCGGAAGTACACTACCTCCAGCCCATCCGGGATCACGACTCGGGCGACAAAGCGGGCCGGTCCGTCAAGTATGGTGGTCAAATCGTGCGTCCAGTCACCGGGCTGAGCTGCCTGGATACCAGCCAGCAGCGTCATGCATTCGTCGTGGGTGAGATGACTCACAGTGCTCCTCCTCTTTCGGTCCATTAGTGAACCACCGCCGGTGCTCGCTCTTCGTCCGCAGGAGAAACCCAAACTGGATCGAAGGATAACCGGAACGTGATCCCGGCCTCTGCCTCCGCAGCTGCCAGCAAAATCACGTTGCCCATTTCTTCCTGCGCGTCAGGCGGAACGGCATTTCCGATGTATTCCCGGGCCTTGGCGTCGTTACAGCCTTCCAACTGAAATGGACGACCATCCGGAAGATATCGAGGGAAGCTTTGCAACATGGCCAATTCGTAGGTTGTAAGCGGGCGGTGCCAGGTACCGTCCAACGCCCGGATGATCCAAACGCCCCGGTCATTATCCGCCGGTATTGGACGAGGATCAGCTACCGCCGCAGCACCTGCGTGTACGTCTGCGCTTCCAATTACCGTCTTGGCCGACCGATCCCATTCTTGAACCCCGAGCGTATCGGCGCGAGGCGCGCTCTTTATGGATGGATCAGCTATCAACTGAGCGCCGCTTTGTACATCAGCGCATCCTGTAATTGTCGCAGCTGGCTCCTCGGAATCTTGGACCCGAAATTTGTATGTGTGTCGGCCGGGGCTTTCCGATATACGAGGGTCGCTGATACTGGCTGCCGACTGCATCACCCGATTATTGGAGCGAATCGTTTTTGACGTAGAATCCCATTCTTGTACACCGTAACTATCTGGCATGAGTTTCGTATTAAGGGCAGGATCAGCAACTGCAATCGCACCGCTCCCCAGCCGAGTTCCGGTGACACAAGGAGCTGGCTCCTCAGTCCGGACAATCCTGTACTGTGCAGGGTGCCTATTTGATCGTTCCGGTAGCGTCGGATCAGATATGCAAGCTGCTCCTTGGAACGGGCCAGGAACGCCCGTCACACACCCGCCAGGCTGCTCACTCGGTTGTATACGCAAGATGTTCGTTTTGCCACTTTCTCCAAGATTGAGCCGCGGATCAGATACCGCTGCGACGCCGTTACTCCTTCCAGGACCGGCCGTGCTGGTAACAGCTCTGGCCGTTTCGCCCCAATCGGTTACCTCGTAAGCGCCGCGCCGCGGCTCATGGACCACCCGGAGGTTTTGATAGTCCACCTTGTTAAGATCACGCCAATCACCGCCTGCAGGAATAAGCGCCAAACGCATCCACGTTTTCCACTGGAGCCGCTGAAGTCTATGCAACGGGCCACCTGCTTCCGTATCTCCTGGAGCTGGCAGCGGTCCGATTACATCACCGATCGAGCGGAGTGGTTTTCGCTCAGGGTAGTAAATCACGTTAGGGATTTGTGCCTCATGACGAGCCATGATCAGGAAACGAACCCGATTTTGCCCGAGTCCACCGATCTCTCCTAGGTTGTGATCCGCCCGTATGCTCACCGCGTACCCATATTTTTTGAGCAGCTTTTTGATCTGCTGAAGAAGCGACTTCCCCCGCGTGGTTATCCGCGGCACATTCTCCAGTTGAATGACCGCCGGCACGCTTCCACCGTATTCATCGCATGCTCTCAGCGTCAGCTCCAAACCGTGAACGGTAAGGTAATTGAGAGCCTGGTATTTCTCCGTTTCAGCCTTTCCTTGCGGTAATAACCCGCTCAATCCCTTGCAGGGTGGTGATAGAAAGAGGAAAAACGGAACCTGTTGTTTGAATGCTTGCCAGATATCCCATGGCGTCATCTCCCGCCAATCCGCCGGCGGTTCATGGCCGTGCCAGGCTTCATACTGCCAACGCTTGAAGAGGTCCATGCATACCGATGTCTTCTCTCCGGTTATAAGATCATGATTATGGCAAGCCACAGGGTCGCTGTCGATTGCACATAGTACCTTGAATTTGTATACCTTCCCACCAAATTCAATCATTGAGCGGAGTGCTCCGGCGGTGGCTCCGCCGATTCCCGCGAACAGAAATGCTGACGTTTTGTATTGGATATTCTCTGCTAACTGCAAGTTGTTCCCTCCTCTCAGACATCAAATAAGAACTGTTGTTCTGCTAAATGGGTGTGACCGTCCGCCGCCGCGGGCTTCCCGCGCCGTTTGTTCGTTTTCGGTTTGGATTTCTTCTGCTTTTTGACCGTGCTCGGGTCGATGATTGCCATTATGACTTCCTGCTGGTATGGCGGGTAATCTTCGAGATGTGAGGCATAACATTTAACCTCATGCACAGCTTTGGCGATCCTGGCCAAAACATAGGCATCGGCTATGTTGTCGGTTGGCGGCCTATATCCCCATCGCATTTCCACCTGTTCCATGACCAACTTTTTGACCGCTTTCCCGGTAAGTCGCCGCTTCTTACCTGGCCTATCCGGATCAGGCTCCCACTCGGAAACATCCACGAATTTCTTAAGTTGGCTCGGCCGTGGGGAGATGAATGCTCCAACTTTCCTGTCAGTCGCCATCCGGGCCGCCCAGTTGCATCCGCTGGAAACCTTGTTCGTGTCCTGGGCATCGAGCGCGAAGCCCTCAATAGCCACTAGATCATCCTCATATAGGTGCCGCCATATCTCATCATGCAAGGTACGGATCATGTGCGGAGTGTCCGATTTTACCCCGGTTAATTCCTTCGCCCGAAGAACGTTCCCCTTTTCATCTAAGGCGACAAAGCCGGTATTCGTCGCCGGGTCGATTCCCACAAAACGCGTCATACACCAGTCCGATACGGCAGGATCAGATTGAGTTTGTCGCTGCTGCCGCCCCCCTGCGGCCGGATGATGATCGGACTCATAGGTCCCGTAAATCCGATGTGTAGATGATCGCTGTCCGTGGCCTTCAGCGCATCCAGCATGTATTTGGAATTGAACGAGATTTTGATCGGGTCGCCGGTGAATTTGTCTGCATCAATCTGCTCAACCACCTTGCCGACCCCATCTGATGTTGATTCGATCCGCACTGCGCCCTCCGCATCAACCTCCAACCGTACGATGTTAGTCTTTACTTCCCGGGCCAGTAAGTGGGCCCGATCGATCGAGTCCGCGAATGCTTTTGTGCTAACTTCCAACTCCGATTGAAACGTTGTCGGAATGATCTTCGACGTATCCGGGTAGTTGCCGTCTAGCACGCGAGAGAAGAAATTAACCCGTCCAGCGCGGAACAATACCTGACTGGTGCCAACTGAGATTTGAACCTCTTCATCGTCGCTAATGATCTTGGCCAGATCGTTCAGCGTCCGGGCCGTAATGACCACGTTGTGGAAACTGATCTCCTGATCGGCAGCTCCATCAACTGCAACGCGGGCCAGCCGGTGTCGATCTGTCGCGGTCAGCTGCAGCCGGCCGGCGGATAACTCCCAAAGGACCCCGGTCAGAATCGGGGAGGTTTCGCTGGTGGAAACCGCGAACGCCGTTGACCTGATCAACTCCTTGAGCTCGTCTCCTTGCAGCGATAACGTCGGGTCCTCGTCCCCAATCGGGGTCGCCGGGAACTCCTCCGGGTCCATTCCGACCAAATTCAGCTTCGTTTTACCCGAGGTGATCAGGGTGGTGAAGCCTGGTTGAACCTCGATGTCCACCGTCTCTTTTGGCAACTTCTTGATGATCTCGACGAAGAACTTGGCCGGGAGGACGACGCTACCGCTTTCGTGTACTGTCACAACCCCATCCTCCACCGGAATCTCCGCGCGGATTGTGGTGTCAATGTCGCTGGCCGTGAGCTTGACGCCCTCTGTCCGAAATACGTCCAGTTTTACGCCAGTTAGGATCGGTACTGTGGCCCTTCCACTGATCGCCTTGGACACATGCTGCAGGGCCTCATGCAGCTCTTGCTTGGAAATAGTTATCTTCACGTCCATTCCTCCCTTTCTAGCCGTTCAATCTCCTGTCTCAAATACTTCTTCTTGCGAATAATCCATCCCATAAACCGCCACAACCATTGACGGATCTTCATGACCTCCGCTCCTTTCAATCGTCATCATCCAGCCAGTCGGCAATGCCTTTTTTTCGCGGTTCCGGCTTGCTTGACGGGGCTGCTGCAGAAGGTTTCGCCGCCGTTTCCGCCGCGGGTGCGGTTTCAGGCGGTGATGTTGGAGGCGGATCGGTCTCGAGAAAGTCATGAGCCGAATCATATTCGCCCTCAAACTCCTGAAACTCCCACCCAAGGATGCGAAACTGCTCTCGTAGCCCCGGGTATTTCTGCACCAACCTGCCGCGCCGATACCGCTCAATCAATTCACAAGTGCGGTCATAAATCGCCATTTTCCGCTTGCGTTCCTCCGGTGTCATTCCACTAAGTGGGTCATCCAATTCGGCCGCAAGCTTGAATTTTTCGTATTCTGCCTTGCGAAATACCTCATCGTTTTCGATTTCTCGTCTGCTCATACTCCTGCACCTTCTCCCGCAGCCTTGCTTTATCATCCTCGCTAAGATTCGTAAACCGCCCGTTTTTGCGGTTAAAAAACATCTGAATCATTCCTGTCCCAATCTTCCGGCCCTTCGCTACTATCAGCTCGATTATGCCTTTCCAAGGGGTATCCGGGTAATAGTAGTCATCTCGATACAGGAAGATGATCACATCAGCATCAAATTCGATGTTCCCGGATTCCCGGAGGTCGGACATCATCGGGCGCTTGTCGTTTCGTTCTTCGCATTTGCGGCCAACCGAGCTGATTGCGACTACCGGGATGTCAAAGGTGCGAGCCATCTTCTTCAGCTGCTTCGATACGTAATTCACCCGATCGGCGGTCTGGCTGAACTTCTTCTCTGTTTCGATTAGCTGCAGGTAATCGATATAGACGATCAAGTTGGCATGCTTCTTCTTCATCGCTTTCGTTTGGCGCCAGATGTATTCGACGGTCATTCCGGGCGTATCGTCGATGTAGATGGGAAGTTGATCTAGTATTTCAAGCGCTTTGCTGTAACTGTCCCAATCGTTCTCAGTTAAGCGCCCCTTCTGAACCTTCTTCGCGTCGATGCCGCTGATATCGCAAATGTATCGCTCAGCCACATCCTTTGCCGGCATCTCGCCGGAGAACAACACTGTTGTCCAACCGGACATTGCTGCCGATTTCGAATCATTGACCACGAATGCTGTTTTACCGATACTTGGCCG